CGAGTACCGGGCTTTCCAAAGCTCGTTGGTCAGCAAACGCTGTTGAAATGCGGGATTGTAAGAGTTAACAAGCATTTAAATCATATTGTCCGCTTTAATATTTTGTTTAAAGAATCGATATGATGATTTTTCTAACTGCAGTTACTTTAGATGATCATAGATAAACGATTTCGTGAGTGGAAATTACTCATGAAGTCCCTGGGGCAGGTCTAGTTACAGAAGATACGAAACCATCCCTTGAAAGTTGGTCCTCGAAACATGGAATTCCCCATTCGAGAGGATGTTGCCTAAACACAGGCTATAGCCGGATTGTACCGGTAGTGTGATGCCATAAGGCTGGCTAACTTGTCCAGCCCTAATGAAGGCTTAAATTCGTTCAAAGAGAGGCGTCCTTGCACCGGGATCCTCCTCCTGTCATAGATCGTTGTGGGTTAATGATGGGGTAAATGAGTGCGCTTCTACCACTCTATTCGACCTACCTGGTTGGGGTCATGCACACCAGGAAAACATCAGCTTGAGATGTCAATATCAAGACCGGGGTTTTGGAGGATGCCAAAACGAGTTATCCGATGACGACATGGAAGAAGTCCGAGGGTACCAATATACATTATCTGATCCTGTGCTCCAGAGAATGTTGAGCCGTTTCAGAGATATGGATATTGTAGATATTCCCATTAACAATTATCCAGGTTGTAAGAGAGGTCCTTATGTGCGCGATGGTCGCGGACTCACTCTAAACACCGAAGATGAGTTTGGAAATGCGATTATCAGAGATTATCGTCGTGATTTGATGTGCCAAACAGAAGATGATGCCACCATTAACTTGGATGTTCAAGAATGTTATGAACTGGTTAATGATAGAGCCGATTTCATCCAAGGTTACATTCACGTTGGTCCCGTCACTGAACACACAAAACATTGTGGTTTTGAGATTTGCCGATCCCAGAGATGCATTAATTTGCATGAGGTCAAGTCTTCCCTCAATGGAAATAACGGTGAGTGGACTAACACAGACGATATCAAATCCAATAAGAAAGCCGCCCGCCAACAATTGCAGAAGAAACAACTGCGTCGTGCCGTCAAAAAACAAGCCAAGAAAGCAGTTAGGGATTCTGCCATCGGTTTTGCATCCAATATTGTGGGACAAGAAGCCGCTAAAGGTTTGTATGGGGCCGGAGCCAAAGCCATTAAGCTTGCTAAGGCCTACACCCCTACCAAACAGAAATCACTCGTTCTGTCTGACGTGTCAAGTCGGTATCTTCTCTCATACGTCAAGCCTTTTGATGAAAATGCACGTAACGCTCATGTACCAACAATGCCTTCTTACCCTTCTCACAAAGCAATGGGATTTATTAGGGGGACCGGGTATATTGGGCAAAAAGGTGTTGGATGGGTGGCACTCATACC